CAGGCTACAAAATCTGTATTTAAAGTTTAAATAATATAAATTATGAATAAGAAAGTTGTAATTATAGGTCTTATTGCGTTAGCGGGAATTGGTATTTACTTTTTGACAAAAAAGAAAAAAGATGAAGCAGGTTTAGCTGAAATACAATCAGATGAAAATGAAGAGCAAGGAAATACTAATTCAGCAGGACAAATTCAAAAACCAAATTGGGATAAGGTTTTAAAAAAAGGTTCACAAGGTAACGAAGTTAAAGTACTACAAAAAGCATTAAGGCAATTAGATGTAGATGGGGATTTTGGTAGTGGAACAGAAAAAAGATTAATTGCAGTAACAGGGTTAAATCAAATTTCAATTAATCAATATAATAATTTGATTAGAACTAAAATAGCGGAAAATCTTGCCTCTTCAAAAAAAGCAAATTTTGATAAGCTTTTAAAAAAAGGTTCAAAAGGTATTGAGGTTGAATTACTTCAAAAATCAATTAAACAAGTAACTGTTAACGGTAATTTCGATACAAAAACAGAAGAAAGATTAAAAAAGGTTGTAGGATTAAATCAAGTTTCATTAACAATCTATAATGAACTTATAAGAAAAAATGCAAATAAAGCAAAAGAAATGAATGCAGTAGTTGCTCAACAAGGCAATACAACATCATTTACTACGGGTCTAATTTAAAATTAATTTTTTAAAAAAAACATTATGAATAAAAAAGTTATAATAGTAGCGGTTTTAGGTTTAGTTGGAGTGGGTGCTTACTTTTACTTTAAGGAAAAATTAAAAACAAATAAAATATTAGAAGGTCAGACAAGTGATAATTCATTAAATGTTCCGCCAAAAGGTACTGCTTTATCAAATCCTGAAGAAGTTATTGAATTGGCTAAAAAAATAACAGATGCGAAAGGGTTAGCAAGAAGTATTAATGCTTTAAAATTAGAAAAAGAAAGTATGCTTTCCAACCCAAAACAGTTTTTTAGAGGAAAAGTGCCAAGTATATTTCTAAATAGCAAAGAATATTTAGCCCCAAAAATACAAAGAAGAGTTGTTGATTTTGACTCAAAAATTAATTCATTTGAAAGTTTAATTAAAAATTTAGGTTTCAAAGAAGTTAATGGAAACGCAGTTCAAATAGTTTAAGTAATTAAACTTTTAAAGTATTAAATAAAAATAAAATTAATATGGCAGTAATTAATTGGAATACAGTTCCCGATTATGATGAATGGGGTAGTGATAGTTGGTGGGATTGTCAGGATTGGATAATGTGGCACAAAAGGTTAGTTGAACACTTTAATAAACCAACCGCTAAAGATATTTGGAATTATGCTTATGCTAAATCAGGTAGTTTTAGTGGAAATCTTGATTGTCGTACATTCAATACTGATTTTAGAAAATATGTAAGGGCAAATGGTTTGTCGCCTTATGAGGGAGCGGGAATTTTTACTCCTATTTTACAAGGATATGGGACTGCGGGTGATGTTGTATCAGGAGGTCTTGATACAGTTTCTAATGTTAGTACAGGTGTGTTTGGTGGTATAAGTTCCGTTTTAGGTGGCGATGCTTTTAAAAGAACAGTTAGCGTAGTTGCTATTGTTGGAGGTGTTATTGGTATTGCTTATGTTTATAAAGCATTTAAAAAATAAAGTTATGGATAACAAAAAAATAATTATCATAGGTGGTACTTCAATAGTTGTTATTGGGATACTTTATTTTGCTTTCACAAAAGCAAATAGAAAAGACATTTCAAATGACCCTCAACTTAAAGCGGATTTTGAAACTGTAATGAAAAATATTGAAAACGCTAAAAAATAGAAAAAATGAACGGAGATAAAAAATTATATTTATATTCAGGTTTGGCTATTGCTTTAGCAGTAGTTGCTTATGTAGTGATTACAAAGAAAAAACCATTACCAACACCTGCTAAAGAAAATCAAACAGATGTTGAAGAACAAGAAAATGTAGTCGTTACAACAACGGGAGATGAAATTTCAGAGGAACAAAACATAATTGAGCCAACTTTAAAAGAAATATTAAAATTACCACTTGCTAAAGTAAAATTACACTTGCTTAATAAAAAACTATATACAAAAGTTGATGATGTTAATCCAAGAACGAGTGCTTATGTAAATAACGGTTGGTTTAAGAACAATTTAATAGGAGGTAAGATTAAAATTAAAGGAACTTTGGCAGGAACTGTTGTAGATGTAGCAAATGACACAGGTTTGCTTCAAAACACAGATGGAAGAGTATTTATTTGGTTTAAAATAAATCCATCAGCAACTGCAAGAAAACAAATAGAAGAAGATTCAAATATATTTACTGCTCAAAAATTCAAAACTTTTTGGTTAAGAGAAGATGTAATAACATTAAAATAAATTAATATGATGACGATAAGTAATGACATAGGCGTTTACGATGTAATAAACCCAAAAATAAAAGAAAAAATTTTTCCTGAATTGGGTAATTCTCAAATAACTGAACCTGATATTATATTACCAACTAGTAATGTGAATGATTTGTCTAATCCAAGTAATTACACTTATACCACAACTGGTTCTCCACTTTCTATACCAATTGAAGTTTCAAATCCTGTAAATACAGGAACTACTTCAACAGGTTCAACATCGGGGACAACATCAAACAATATATCTGAACCAAGTGCTACAACAGATGATACAAAAACATACGTTGGTGGTGGTACTACGCCTGATTCAAATATTGTTGTAAAAAAACCAACGAGTAAATATTATATTTATGGTTTACTTGGTGTTTTAGGGGCTATTGTTGCTTATAAATTATTTTACAATAAAAAACCATCTTAATTTATGTCATTAGAAAGAGAAAATAAACTTATATTAAAAGTTGTCGCTTTTGCTACGGTAATAACCGCATTAGCTGGAGCATATTTTTTTTTAGTGAATAATGTTTGGAAACCAAATGTAATTGTTTTGGAAGCGGATTTTGAAAATGGATTTGCAACATTAGAATTGCCTTTTGGAAAAAAATTAGAAATAAACGGCAGTTCTGAATTTTTAGTTTTAGGAGATTGGGGAGTAAAATTCGGCACTAAAATTACAGATGGAAAAACAACATACGAAAATATACAACTATTAAGAAAAGGTTTAGTAGTAGAGTATTTAGACACATAAAAATTATAAATAAATAATTAAAAATAAATTATGGCTTTACCTGTTAGCTTTGAACAATTTGCAAAAGACCCATTAAAGGCTATTATGTTTTTAGTGGTTTGTGCAGTAGGTTATCTTTATGTAGATAACAAAATGAATTTGACTTCACAAATTGAAAAATGTGATAAAAACGTTGAACAAGTTTATAAAAAAGTAGATGTTCTCGAAGAAAGATTAAGAAAAAGTGATAGTACTTTAGCGAGAGCGGGTGCTAAATTAGAAATGTTGTCAGAAATTAAAGGACTTAAATAATGAAAAAGTATTTATTAATATTCGCAGTTGTTTTGTTTTCTTGTTCAAAGAAAGTTGAAGACAAAAAAAATGATTTAGTAGTTATTGAAGATTCTGTATTTGTTAATTACGCTGATAGCGTTGAAGTTGCTCTTGTAAAAACAAAAGACATTGACGTTGAAATTAAGCATAAAATTACTGAAGTAAAGATTTTAAAAAATGAAAATAAAGAGTTAAAAGTAGAATTAAAATCTACTAAAGACTCTTTGGTTTTAACACAACAAAGACTTGAGGTTTTAAAAACAAGCACAAAAGTCCCAAAGAAAAAAAGTTTTTTTCAGAAATTAGTTGGCGCAAAAACAGATTCAGTTGATGTAGAAAAAATAGACACAATAAAGGTAAATTAAATAATTATGACTTTCACTGATACAGGTTACGATACCGCAGGAAGAATATACGACGTTAATGAAACCGCAAGACTAAATGATTTAGCAAATAGTTTAAATAACGCTATGGAAACTGCTGACAGAGAAGAGGCAAAGCAAAAAGACGTAAAAAGATATATTGTAATTGGTATAGGTTCTCTTGTTGTTTTAGGTTTACTTATATTAGCAACAAGAAAAAAATAAGACAAATGAAAAAAGCATTATTATTTGGCGGAATTGCCATTGCAGGTTTTGGTTTATATAGATATTTTAAATATCAAATAGATATGGCATTAAATTATGACTATAAATTGAAAGACTTCAAAATATTAGGTCAGAGCGGAGATGTTATGAAAGTTTCTGCGACTTTTGAAATCACAAATAAATCCTCATTCAAGGTAGATGTAACAGGTTATGATTTACAAATATTTTTCAAAGACACTCCTTTTGCTCGTACAACCAATACAGATAAAATAACAATACAACCAAATAGTTCTTTTGAAATAGTTGGTGTTGGAGAAATTAATGTTGTAAAATCAAAAGTGCTTATATTGCCTTTAATAAAAGATATTTTCGATAGAAAACCAATTGACATTTCCGTAACTGGCGTAGTAAATATTAAGTTTTTAGGAGTACCTACAAGTTTAAGATTCGATAAGCAAAAATTTAATTATTCTATTGACTTGATTGAAGAATATAAGTTAGGAGATGCTTACGAAAGATTAAAACTAAAATACCCTAAAGTGTTTTCGTTTTTTGGAATTAAACAAAAAAAATAATTTTTAAATAAATTGTCGTAAAAAACATAATATTTTACTATTTTTGACACAAGAAACTATTTAAACTAAAAACGCTATGGTAGAGGGAATCGTTAAAAAAATTATGATGACGGGCATAAATAAGTATGCCAAAAAATACGAAACAACAAATGATGATGTTCAAATAAAAGTAACTGACGATATTGACGGAAATGTTTTTTACACAATGTGTAAAGACTTTAAAGATATTGAGGAAGTTTCTTTTTTAAATATAATGGATAAGCGAATGGACTTGTTCGGGTACGAGGGTTTAGCATCGCCTTTCCTAAAGAAAGCATTAGATATATTTGCAACCGAAGCGGATTGTGAAATATCAAAAGTAAATTGTTATATTGTAAAACATAAAGAAACAATTGGCTTGGCTTTTTATAACGAGAGAAAAAATATAAAAAACATACTTCTTGCAAAACAATTAGAGGTGTTAGGATTATAAAAAAAATATATTATGGCAGGAGTTACTACAACGAGAAAACCAAAAGACACTATTACGGTAAATGCTAAAGACATTACTTGGATAAAAGACACTTTAGGTAAATTAACGGAAAAAGTTGATTCGATTGAAAAAACTACGAATAAACTTAACACTACAATTGTTGGGGATTCTGCTTACGGACAGATTGGTTTAGTAACTCAAGTAAAAGAGCATACTGATTACATAGAACAAGACAAAGGATTTAAGTCAAAACTTATAGGCGGTAGTCTTGTTTTAGGTGGTGTTTGGACTTTATTAATTAAATTTTGGGAAAAAGTATTTTAATATTATGGGAAATTTAATAAAATCAAGCGCAGGAACAGTACAAGCACCTACAAGTGGTGGTGGATTAGCAATTTATATTGATAATTCAACAGGAGAAGCAATGCTTAAAGATATTTACGGAAATGTTGAATCTTTGTCGAACTTCATTAAAAATAATTATAAAGAAAATGAAAATAACGAGAGTGGTTTTTATTTAATGGCTATTAGTGAAAGCAATACTTTAGATGGTAAAAATAGTGTTATTTTAAGTGGAGAATATAATGTCAATAGAGGCGAGTTCTCTGTAATTAATGGTGGAGAATCAAACACGACTTCTAACAGATACTCTGTTGTGGGTGGCGGTAAAGGAAATACGGTTGATGCTGATTTTGGAATAATAGTAGGCGGTAGCGGAAATACAGTAAACGGAAGACTTTCTTCTGTTTTGGCAGGACAAAATAATAAAATTCAAAAACATATCAACACTCATATAATCGGCTCTAATGTGGTTGCAGACAGGGACGATGCAACATTTGTCGAAAATCTTTCGATAATAAAATTACCTACATCAAATAAAGGATTACCTAAAGGTTCTATATGGAACAACAAAGGTGTTCTTAATGTTGTAGAGTAATAAAAAAAAACTAATTATGAGCGGAGTAAGTAAATCAGGTAGGTCAAATATACAATCCCCTGACGGGAATAGTTTAGCGGTATTTATTGACGGCGTTAGTAATCAGGCAATGATAAAAGACATCTATGGAAACATAGAGTTATTGCAAGAGTATATTGACGGCGGAACATCAGGAGTTAGCGGAACATCAGGAACAAGTGGTACATCAGGTGTAAACGGTACTTCGGGTCTTAATGGTACTTCGGGGACTTCGGGTGCTGATGGTACATCAGGATTAAATGGTACATCAGGAACTTCGGGTGTTGACGGAACTAACGGAACTAACGGTACTTCAGGAACTTCGGGAATTGACGGTACTTCGGGGATTAACGGAACTTCAGGAATAAACGGAACTTCAGGAATAAATGGTACTTCGGGAATTAGTGGAACTTCGGGTACATCGGGTATTAATGGTACATCAGGTATAAATGGTACATCGGGTTCATCAGGTACAGGTGGAACAAGCGGAACGACAGGAACTTCGGGAACTGCGGGAAGTAATGGAACATCAGGTATAAACGGTTCTTCGGGCGCAAGTATTGCCAATTGGTATGCAAGTTTTTCAGATACTACTACTCAACAAGTTACAGGGGCAAATACGCCTACTGTAATCTCATACAATACAACAGAAATTAGTAATGGGATTACTCTTGCGAGTGGTTCTCAAATTACTTTTCCATACGCAGGAGTTTATGAAATTGGTTATTCTTTACAAGTTGAAAAAACAAGTGGCGGTACGGCTACCGACATAGATATATTTTTAAGAAAAAATGGTTCTGATGTAGTTAGAACAGACTCAATCATAACAGAACAATCAAATAGTTCAAAATCATTACCTTTCGTTTCTATCATTTTAGATTTAAACGCAAATGATTATTTAGAAGTAGTATTTGCTTCTGTTTCTGCTAACGTACAAATTACCGCAGTACCTGCCAAAACATCTCCGTATGCAAGTCCTTTAGCACCATCAATAATAGTTGTTGTAAAACAAGTAGGCGTTGCAGTAGGTAGTACATCAGGTACATCAGGAAGTTCGGGAACAACAGGTTCAGCAGGAACATCAGGTATTGACGGTACTTCGGGAATAAATGGGGCTAACGGAACATCGGGTATTGACGGAACATCAGGGATTGACGGAACATCAGGAACAAATGGTTCTTCGGGTTCTTCGGGTTCTTCGGGTTCAAGTGGATTAAACGGAACATCAGGTATCAATGGTACTTCAGGGACTGACGGTACTTCGGGAACGACAGGTACATCAGGAACAAATGGTTCTAATGGTACATCAGGAACAACAGGAACTTCGGGGACTGACGGTACTTCGGGAACTGACGGAACTTCGGGAACTGACGGAACATCAGGTGTAAACGGAACGAGTGGTTCTTCGGGAACTGCGGGTTCAAGTGGCACAAGTGGTGCTGACGGTACATCAGGTAGTTCAGGTGTTAACGGAACAAGCGGAACTTCGGGAACTGACGGAACATCAGGTACAACAGGTACATCAGGAATAAATGGCACAAGCGGAACTTCAGGAATAAACGGAACATCGGGTACAACAGGAACTTCGGGTTCAGGTGGTACAAGTGGTACAAGCGGTTTAGACGGAGATTTCTATAAAACAACATCAACAACTTCATTCACTTTAGGAAATGCGGGAACTTTAACAGTAGGTACAGGTCTTGCTTATACACCTGCGCAATCTATTATTATTGTTTTTGACGTTTCAAATTTTCAAGAGTGTGAAGTTATATCATATAATTCAGGTACAGGTGCTTTAGTATTTGGCGCACCTACAAGAACAGTTGGTTCAGGAACATATACATCTTGGACTGTAAATTTAGATGGGGCTTCGGGTGGAGATGGTTCAAGCGGTACTTCGGGTATTAATGGAACATCGGGAACTGACGGAACTTCGGGAACAGGTGGAACAAGTGGTATAAACGGAACAAGTGGTTCTTCGGGAACTGACGGAACAAGTGGTACAACAGGTACTTCGGGTTCTTCGGGTTCTTCGGGTATTGACGGAACAAGTGGTTCTTCGGGAACTGCGGGTTCAAATGGTACTTCGGGTACTGACGGAACAAGTGGCGTTAATGGAACTTCAGGAACATCAGGCGTAAACGGAACAAGTGGCGTTAATGGAACTTCTGGTACTTCAGGTATAAATGGAACTTCGGGAACTGACGGCACAAGTGGAGTAAACGGAACATCAGGAACAAGCGGTGTAAACGGAACATCAGGAACGACAGGAATTGACGGAACATCAGGAACATCAGGAGTTAATGGAACATCAGGTAGTTCGGGTTCGTCAGGAATTGACGGAACATCAGGAGTTAATGGTACATCAGGCGTAAATGGAACTAATGGTACTTCGGGTATCAATGGTACAAATGGAACATCAGGAGTAAACGGTACTTCGGGAACTGACGGCACAAGTGGGGTTAATGGAACTTCGGGAACAAGCGGTGTAAACGGAACTTCAGGAACTGACGGAACATCAGGAACATCAGGTGTAAATGGAACATCAGGTTCAAGTGGTATTAATGGGACTTCGGGAATTAATGGTGTAAATGGTACATCGGGTATAGACGGTACATCAGGTATAAATGGTACATCAGGTATAAATGGAACATCAGGTATAAATGGAACATCAGGAACGAATGGTGCTAACGGAACGTCAGGAACATCAGGTATAAATGTAGGTTCAAGTGCCGTTATAATATTAGGAGTAGGTACTCTTTCTTCGGTTAGAGAATGTGTTGGAAATTTATCTAACGGAGTATATAGTGGTTCATTAAGTGGTAGATTTAATAAAACGTATAGTGCTTGTTCAATAATTACTGGAGGACATTCAAATACTATTAATACAACAAGTGCTAACTCATTTATTGGTGGTGGTCAAGAAAATTATATAACTTGTTCAAATGCTGTTATTTCTGGTGGTCGTAATAATGTTATAACTCGTACTGCTTCAACAATTGGTGGTGGTGGATATAATTGTGTTAGTGCTTGTTATTCTTCAATAGGTGGTGGTAAAACAAATAATGCATCTGGAAATTACTCAACAATTGGAGGTGGTATATGTAATATCGCTTCTAATATTACTTCAACAGTTGGTGGTGGACAAGGTAATAATGCATCAGGTATTCGTTCTATAATTAGTGGTGGGTTAAATAACTGTGCGTCAAATTTTTATACGTTTGTTGGTGGTGGTGCGAATAATTCTGCTTCTGCTAATCGTGCAACAATAGTAGGTGGTACTAATAATACTGCAAGTTTTTATGCTTCTTTTATAGGTGCAGGTAGGTTTAATACTTCAAGTAACTATGAATCAGTTGTTGGTGGAGGTTTACAAAACATTGCATCTGGTATTCGTTCATCTGTTTTAGGTGGTCGATATAATAGTGCAACTGCTATTTATTCTGGTGTAGGTGGCGGAAACAACAACACTGCAAGTGGTTGTCGTTCAACTATTGGTGGTGGTAGTACAAATACTGCTTCTGGTGGTTGCTCTACAATTAGTGGTGGTTATAAAAATACTGCAAGTGGTAGTCGTTCAACAATTGGTGGTGGTTATTGTAATAAAATATGTTCTAACTTTTCTGTTATTGGAGGTGGTAATGGAAATAATATTTACGGAGATGGTTTGAATAATTCTTTTATTGGGGGTGGTGCTAGTAATCTAATACAAACTCTTGTTTCTTCTGCATATCCTTTTAATTTTAATACTATTGTAGGGGGTACAATAAATACAATAATACAAAATTCATATTCATTTATTGGTGGTGGTAATGATAATATTATAAGAGGTTATTCGTGTTGTTGTAATAGATTTAGAAACAATACTATTGTAGGTGGAATTGAAAATATAATTAAAGGTAATAGTACTAATCCAAATAATTTTATACAAAGAAATTTTATAGGTGGTGGTACTACGAATAGGATTTATAGCGTTGATACTGGAAATTTAGAAAACAATGGTATTGTAGGTGGTTATAGAAATAAGATAGTTGGGTGTTCTGGAAATAAAAACTCCTTTAATTTTATTGGAGGTGGTCAATATAACTATATATGCCACACTTCTGGTAGGGATGATAGTTTTAATACTATAATTGGTGGTTATGGAAATGTTATTGATTCTTTTTATAACGCTCACATAATTGGTTCTAATCTAAATGCAACTGCAAGTAATTATTCATTTATGAATAATCTTTGTGTTAATGGTTTGGTAAAATCAGTTGGAACATTTAAAATTTCACACCCTGACCCAAGTAAAAATAAAACACATACTTTAAGTCATTCATTTGTAGAAAGTCCAACTGCGGGAGATAACATTTACAGATACGAAGTAGAAGTTAAAGATGGTGTTGCAATTATAGATTTGCCTGAATACTTTAAATACTTAAACGATAATACTCAAGTTTGGGTAAATGCTAAAAATGGTTTTGGAATAGGGTATGGAGAAATTAATGATGATATTACACAAATTACCATCTACGCTAATTTAGATATGCGCTATAACGTACTTATTGTCGGAACAAGAAAAGATGAAATAGCAGTTAAACATTGGAAAGGCGTTGAAAGAGTAAAATCAAAAGGAGAATTAGAAGCGGACAAGAATAAATTAAAATCAGAAGAAAATAAATTAAATGAAGATAAATAATTATGGAAAATTTTACAATACATATTTTTGGATATGGAGAAACACAAATTAATTCTAATGAATTTTCAAACAAAATAGCAACAACTGAACTTACAAAAGTAAAACCTTTAGTTGATGCAATATGGAATAAAAAACCTTTAGATTTAGAAACAGAAGAAAAATATCACGTTATACATATTTTTGGTTACAATGATATTAGATTTACAAGTAAAGATGGGTTTGATTTAAAAGACCAAGATGATTTAAAACCTTTGATTAATGATTTGATTTTAGAACTTAAAGAAAAATCTGTTGAAAAAACAACAAACCCTGTTGAAAAAACAACAAACCCTGTTGTAAAATAAAAAATAACAATATGAGCGCAGTACCTCCTCTTTGTAACCCAAATGAAACTGCGTAATAGAAATAAACCAAGAAACAAAAATTAATATAATTCTAAAATGATTGGGATTTACAAAATAACTTGTGTGGATAATAATAAAGTTTATATTGGTAGTAGTAGCAATATACAACAAAGATGGCTTGCTCATAAAAGTAAATTAAAAAGAGGTAAGCATAATCAAAATTTATTAAATAGTTACAATAAATATGGTATGGATTCTTTTATATTTGAAATTTTAGAAGAATGTAATGTTTTAGATTTAATAAAAAGAGAAATTTATTGGGCTGATTTTTATAAAAATAAAGGTTATATTTTATTTAATTGTGGAGAATTTATTGAAAATCCAACAAGAGGAGTTCCGCTTTCAGAAGAAAGAAAGAAAAAAATGAGTTTAGCATTAAAAGGGATTATACCACATAATAAAAATAAAAAAGCACCCGATTGGGTAAGAGAAAAAATATCTCAAAGACAAAAAGAAATAGGCAGAAAACCAACGCAAGAAAATATTGAAAAATTAAGAGCAATTGCAAAACTCCCTAAATCTGAACAACATAAAAAAAACCTTTCAGAATCAAAGAAAAAATCAATTGGAGTTAAAGTAATTTGTGTTCAAACTGGAGAGCGTTTTAATTCTTTAATTGATGCTGGAAATAAATTTAATATAAGCTATACTGCTATTAGACAATCTATAATAAAAAATGGAAAATGCAGAGGGCATAATTTTATTTTAGATAACCAAAATAATTAAAAACAAGAAACTAAAAATAATAAACACTATGAAAAAAATATTTTTTAACTCATCTTTACCTCGTTCGGGTTCAACTTTGATTTCAAATGTTATTGGGCAAAACACAGACATTTATGTAACGCCTACTTCGGGCTTGTCGGATTTGATTTTAAACGCTAAAAACACTTACAATCATTCTCAAGCATTTCAAGCCCAAGATGCAAAACAAATGGAGAAATCATTTATTGAATTTTCTCGTGCAGGTATGCAGGGTTACTTCAATGGTCTTACTGATAAGCAAATGGTTTTGGATAAAAGCAGAGAGTGGGGAATAAACTACGGACTTCTTGAAATGTTTCAAGAAAGCCCTAAAGTTATTTGTATGGTAAGAGATGTAAGAGCAGTTTTTGCTTCTATGGAAAAAAACTTCCGTAAAAATCCACATAGAGAAAACCATATACAAAACGCACCTCAACTTATAGGTACAACCCTTGATAAAAGAATTGACATTTGGGCGGGTGGAGTTCCTGTTGGTACTTCTATGGATAGATTAAGAGATATGATACAACAAGGTATCGACAAAAAGGTCTTATTCATTAGATATGAAGACTTGATGTCTAATCCTGAAAACGAAATGAAAAGGTTTTATGAATACATAGACAAACCTTACTACGAGGGACACGATTTTGAAAACGTTACCCAAATTACTCACGAAAACGATGTGGTTCACGGAATATACGGCGACCATACTTTAAGAGAAAAATTCGAGAAAAAACCTGATGATTTTATGGAAGTTTTAGGTTACGAACTTTCAATGAATATTAGAAATCACTATAAATGGTTTTATGACTATTTTGGATATGTATAATTAAAAAGCCCCAATTAAGGGGCTTTGTTATTTTAATTAAGTTTCTTAATTTCTTCAATTACCATTTCAGCAGTAATTGATTTTTGACATTCAAATTGCTTCTCATAACCATTATAAATTGGACACCATCCCCACAAACTTTTATCAAACTTGAAATTCTTATTATTCCAACACCCGTGACAAACACTTTCATTTACAAGTCTAATACAGTCAGTTGAAAATTCGTGATTCGCCTCTGTAAAATTAGCAATCATAATTACCTTTTTATTTAAAGCCCAAGCCAACCAACTTAAACCTGAAGATAATGATATTACATATTCAGCCTTATGAATTAAATTCATAGTGTTTTCAATACTATAATCTTCAATAGGTGTAATACCATTCAAATCGTAATTTTGTTCTTTAGATATGTTGTAAACAATAATTCCCTGCGAAACTAAATAATCTACAACTTCTTGCCAACTTTCTTTAACCCATTCTTTACAACCTGCCGTAGAATTAGGGGCAATACACACATAAATTTTTTCATAACCTAATCTTCCTTTTGGTGTAAAATTCAATTTAGGTTTAATTTCAGAATACTCTAATCCTAAAATATTTGTAGCCGTTTGTTGTAATGGTATTGTATTAGGTAAAACAGGCTCTCTGTTTTTATCATAGAACCAACCTAAATCATATTTAGCGAACAAGTTCGGAACTACCGTGCTTGGCTCAACAAATTCAATATTAGGGTATTGGTCTTTGAATAAAAAGTTTTTAAAAGTAGAAACAATCAATTGGCAATCGTGTTTCTTTTGGAAAACATCACAATAAGGCAACCAAGCCAAAGTATCTCCAAGAGAAGACGATTCAAAACCAATCATAACTCTTTTCCCTTTTAAAGAAACGTCTTCATTATGTACAAGTTTGTCGTTTTCCCAAACTTTAATATTCCAATCGAAATAATATTGCCTGTCTAACTTAATCCAAGAATTACACTTGATTGTTTCTTCGTATAAGAGATTACCGCTCATATCCGAGAATTGAACTCTAAAATTAGAGTGGCTATTACCTGCGATTTCAAAGTAAACTCCGTTTACGAAATGTGTAATAAAATTGTAACTCGATTTTGTTTCTTGTTTTTTCATTTTTGATTTTAATATTAAATTATAAAATTGTTTTGATTCTTTTGTAAACTTTTCTTTTTCGTCTGATACGAAATAATGTTCTTCTATTTCTTTTCCGAAATCCTCAACGGGAAAAATGTAATTATCATACATACCGCAATATTGAGGCAGGTTATGTGCAAATATAGGCATTTGATACCCTATTGCTTCTTTTAACACTAAAGGGTTGCACTCAAAGGTGCTATTGAACATAAAAACATCACAGGCTTCCATAAACAATCCAACATCATCACGTTCTCCCCAAACTTTTACATTTTCAGGTAAGTCCTGCATCAATGGTTGCCAATAGTCTGCAAAATTCATTGCTTGATTACCTACGAAATGAAAATCAACTTCGGGGTGCTTTCTCGCTATTTCTATTGCCTCTCCTTGATTTTTACCTTTAGTCCAAAGCCCAACGTTCAAAACATTAGTTTTGTTTTCATTAAGCCTTAATATTCTTTTTGAACTAGCCTTTTTATTTGGGCTACAAATATTATTTTCTATTGGGTATTGTATTACCTGTTTATAAGTGTCAATATCTTGAAAGGTTTCAATATGATGAGGTGTGCAAAAAGCAAAAGCATCAGGGGTATAAATTTTGTCTTTGGCTTTAAAAATAATATTATGACAAGTTTCTACAATTCTGTATTTTCTGTCGTTATTGTATAGCATTGAAATCATATTCATATCAAAGCCCTCCGCTTCGTGTTCAAGGTGTACAATTTCTATTTTGTGTCTATTAATGATGTTTATTAATTCTAACTTGTTATTATCTAAAGTATAGAATTTATTTCCTACAAGTTCTTTTATTTGATTTCTATGTAATACATAAATATCAGACAAACATTCATATTCTACTACATAAATATCAAATAATTTGTTAAGTAATTGGATTCTTTTTAGTACGAAACTTGGCATTCCGCCCGTACTTGCGTGAGGCATTAAAAATAATAGTTTAGTTTTCATAAAAAAATTCTTGGTTTGTTTCACAAAGATATATTTTTTTTTGTACTTTTGGTTCAATTATTATATTAACTTATAATTTACCAAGAAAACAACAATTTTATGGACAATCTATTTTACCTCTTTGGAATACTATATTTCGTAGTTTCTACTTACAATTTTTTTACTTACAACCATAATAGGGATGTTAGTGTCGATGTTGATACTAATATATCTGATTTAGTAGATGAAACAGAAGAAATACAACAAGAAACTCAAGCAGAAACAATAAAAAAATACTATCCGAGATACTTGCTTGGGCTTATGTTTTTTATTTGGACATATATAGGTTCTTTCGGAAACTTCCCTGAAAAAACATTTTTTATTTACAACCTAATCGTTTTAATAACATATACTTTAATTTTAATTGTTATGGGCTTTTCTTTGGCATTTAAAACATATAGGACTATTGAAAACAACCTTGAATTTGTTGAAAAAGAAAAAAGCGAAAAAAAATACATACCACTGACTAAAATTGTTTACTTTTTAGAAATGGTTGTTGTTGGAACAATAATTACAATTCACTACTTTATACTTTAAATTATGATTTACTTTTTTACAGGTCAGCCACACGCAGGTAAGACCACATTGGCTAAATATTTAAAAACTGCTTTAATGTTGAACAATCCATTAAAAGCGGTGCATTTAGTTGACGGAGATGATTTAAGAAGAATTATTAACAACAAAGACTATTCTGAACAAGGTCGTAGAACAAATATTTCTCAAGCAATTGCGATTGCAAAATATTTAGATGATTCGGGTGCAGATGTGATTGTTTCTTTGGTTTCTCCTTACAAGGATTTAAGAGATGAACTTAAAGCAAGTGCAGACGTAATCGAGATTTACGTTCACACAACAGATATAAGAGGTAGGGAAGCGTTTCACGTTGCTGACTATCAACCGCCTACTGAAAACTTCATAGATATAGACACGACAGGAGTAGATGAATTAATATCTCTTAACGAATTATTAGGTAAAATTGAAAATTTAGTATAATGGGAAAAGAAACAAAAACACAAACCATACAAAGACAAATACTTGAGGGTCGTAAGGTTGTTTTATTAGCAAAAAAAGACAAAGAAGCACATTTTTTAGTTAGAATTAGATACAACAATACAGACACGGACGGAACTCAAAAATGGCGTGTTATAATTGATAATGAAGAATATCATACTTCTGAAATACAAATTAATTGTCCTACAAGAACATTAACTGAAGAGTTTGAAGACGTAGGAGAGAAACATCATATAGTTTGTGATACAACAGGAGTAGTTTTTGAAAACAACGTAGCAACAATTTATTAGTATGGAAAATAACGAATGGAAAAAAGAAGTTCACGTTGAATCTTCTTTAGAAAGAAAAAATGGTCAATTCGCTATGTTTTGCGGAAGATGGCAACCACTTCATCTTGGTCACAAAGAAATGTTTCAACAGGCTATAAACGATGGTAAAAACGTACTTATTTGTATTCGTGATGGAGAAGTAAACGAAAAAAATCCTTTTACTGCTGAACAGGTAAAAGAAAATATAGAATCAAGTTACGCTTCCTTTTTTAAAGAGGGGGTTGTTAAGGTAATGGTAATCCCTGATATTTGCTCCGTTGAATTTGGAAGAGGTGTTGGATATGACATAATAGAACATATACCGCCTACTGAAGTAGCAGAAATATCGGCTACCAAAATTAGAGAACAAATGCGTAAAGACGGTAAATTGTAAAACTATGGAAGATACACGATATTTTAAGACGTTACATATTGACGAATATGAAAAACTAAAAGACGATAGTTTAGAGTTGCAGATTATTAAAAGCAAAAAGTCAGTAAGTTACAAAAGACACGTCCTAAAAGCAGTAAGTTATAGAGCGTTAGGCTCTTTGCAGACTTGTTTGATTTCGTATTTTTTTACAGGAAACTTTTGGGTTGCAGGAAGCATAGGATTAACCGAAATTTGTATAAAACCTATTATGTATTTTTTACACGAAAGGGCTTGGTACACTTTTTCAGATTACGGAATTAAAAACAAATAAAAAAAATAAAATGGCAAATATAATTTTTAGCATAGACGGTGGATTGGGTAAGAACATTATGGCTACCGCAGTCCTTAAAGCAATAAAAAACCAATATAGAAAAGCAAACATAATTGTAGTTACGGGTTTTCCTGATGTCTTTGCAAACAACCCAAATGTCAACAAAGTATTGGCGGGTGGAAACACGGTAGGAATTCATAAAAATTATATCTTAAATAAAGAGGCGAAAGTCTTTGTTTCAGACCCTTACTTGACTTCAGATTTTCTTACAGAAAGCGAACACTTGATTAAAATTTGGTGTGATATGTACGGAGTAGAATATAATGGCGAAATGCCTGAACTATTCTTGTCAAAAGCAGAAAAAGAATATTTTGCGCCTTTTTATAAATTGGACAAGCCTATTTTTGCTATTCAACCAAACGGGGGCGGAATGAATCAGCCTTTAAAATATAGTTGGACAAGAGATATTCCACAACCAATAGTTCAGGAAGTAATTAATCATTTCGCAAACGATTATCACGTTTTACATATCAAGCGTGAAGACCAATTAATATATGAAAATACTTTACAGGCTTTAGATTCATTTAGAAGCATAGCAGTATTACTTACGTTATCTGAAAAAAGACTATTGATTGATAGTAGTTCTCTACACATTGCAACCGCACTTAACTTGCCATCAGTAGTAACTTGGGTAGGAACAAACCCTAAAGTTTTTGGTTATGATATGCACACAAATATAGTGGCAAACGAACCAACTAATCCAACAAATATTGAACACCCTTATTATCAAAAGCATTTATTATTTGAAGATTTAAGCACATTTCCTTATAATGATTTGAATGAGGTTTTTGATATTAATCAAATCATTCAGGCTTTGAAATAAGTTTCTTAATAAAAATTTAATAATTAATTCCTGAAAACGACTTTTCAATAAGAAAAAATTCGTAATATTGCTATATTTATTTTTATTTTTTTTTATAAATGGCGGATATTGAATTAGCAGAAAGACAAGAAATAATGTTTGAGCCTGATGGCTCTAACTTTATTGAACAAGTTGAAAAGATTGAGAATATGCTTATTAATAGCAATTCTCCTGATATTTTTGTTGGTAATTCAGACGCACTTCCTTTAACTCATTCCTTTTCAGAGGGAATTTATGTTAGGGAAATTTTTATAAAAAAGGGAATGTTTGTTATTGGTAAAATACATAAGTTTGAACATACCTTTTTTTTAATGAAAGGTAAATTATTAATTTATAGCGAAGATGGTGTTAAAGAAATTGAAGCCCCTTATTATGGAAACGCAAGTGCTGGTACAAAAAGATTTGCTATTGCGTTAGAAGATTCAGTTTTCGTAAACGTACACCCCAATCCAAACAACATTCAAGAAATAGAAAAATTAGAAGAAATCTATGTTGCTTCTTCTAAAAAAGAATATGAAGAGTTTAATCTTTTAAATGATAAATTATGGCTTATGTCGCAGTAGCAGGTATAGCGGTTTCCATTGGAAGTACTTTTTTAGGCGCAAGTAATGCTAAAAAGGAAGCACAAAGACAACGTGACCAAATGTTGAGTATTGAACAGGCTAAAATTGCTTCTAATGAAAAACTTATGTATGAACAAATTCGTACATCAAACGAAACACAAAGATTAGGAATTTTCGCAGATAATTCTCGTAAATATAGAGAAGCACTTCAAAAAGAAAGCACAATTAGGCTTCGTGATACTTGGATTTATGTGGCAGGTCTTGGTGCAGGAACAGGTGTTATTTATGGCGTTTATTTAATGGCTTCTAAAGGTAAACCAAATGCGTAATTATTTAAACGTTGCGGGGGTTGGCGCAGGTGCGGGTGCTACTTCGGGTGTTACTGCGGGTGCAACTGCTGGTGCAACTGCGAGTTCGGGGGCTAATTTAGATGCTTATGGTGCTTTAATACAAATTGGAGTTGGTCTTGTAGTTGGTAATGCTACAAAAAAAAGTATTGAGAAAAAAAACGCAGAGTTTATAGAAAAAGTACAAAATCTTAATGCAGAACAAGAAGAAAGATTACAAAAAGTCTTACTTGAAAACTCGAATGAAATGTCTAAAGCAAAAGCTTTAATTGATTTTTTAAATAATGAAGAAATTGCAGGATTAAGTTCAAAAACAAAAAAAGATAGAATATTACCATTAATAGGATTAGGAGTAGCGGTAGTTTTACTTGGAATTGTATTTTATAAATTAAATAAACAAAATGAATAGAGAAACTAAAAATTTTTTAGCATCAATAGGAATAGCATTGGGTATTCTTTGGATTTTTAAACCAAAAAAAGGAACTTCTGTTTCTGAAGAGGTTTTAGTAGAAAAATATGCAGAGCCTAAAGTTGTTGCAGAGGACGATAAAAAAATAAAAGACGATGCCGTTATTGGATTACAGGCTATGCGTGATGCTATTAATAATGGAGAAAACGTAAGGGAATTGGATAAGTTAAAAAATATGATTTTGCAGGAGAATGGCATTAAGATTATGATTAGCAAGAAGACTAAAAAGTTAAGAGCAATGAAAAAAGACGGAAGCGTTATTGCTGAAGAAGAATAAAATATTATGGCAGGAATATATACACCAACTACAACTTTTTACCCTAATGGAGTTTTTACCATTTCGAGTAATGATTCTACACCTTATTTTGTTATACAAAACTCTATGGGTAGTTATTTGTATGGAATATATTATATGTATCTTCAAAGCAATAGCCCTGAACAATTACTGCAAGGACTAAATTTTAGAACTTATGATGTTAACGGAGATATAAAAAGTTTTATAAACACAACAGTTATAGACCCCTATCAATATCAAAACTCATTGTTCGTCAAGCCAATAAGCGACAAAATAGTCCTTAATGGACGTACAAGCATTAATTTTAATTTATTATCAAGTGAAACGGTAAACTTTGTTTTTTATGTTAACCAATTAGCAAATTCTTATTTATTAAAAGAACCGAGTTTATTTGACGATTATTTTTTTAAACAACAATATGATTATTTGAATGGCTTTGTCGAGGAAATATAACAACATAGGATTAAACAAATTAAAAATACAAAATAGAAACCATATAGTTTCTAAACTAAAAACAGGAGATACAATAACAACTAAATCAAAACTACTTCATCTTTACGTTCATCACGGAATTATTGAGAGAAAAGAAGATGAGGTTTTTATAGTTCATCTACACCCTAATAAAGTTAATTCAAGCGGGGGTAATTTAGTAAAAGAGCCTTTAGAGAAATGGCTTAAAGAGGGTAGGGAAATAGTTTCTGTGGAATCAACTGATTTGGACTCTAAAACTCTTGACCAACTTTATAAAGACCTTAAATCAGAAAAATATGATTCTTTAAATTATAATTGCGAACACTTTGTAAACTTTGCTAAAGGCGACCATTTTGTAAGCAGACAGGTAGTTAAATACACAGGAATTCTATTAGTTGGTGCATTGGTGTATTATTTAATAAGAAATAAAAAAATTTAATATGGTTAATTCGATTAAAGATACTATAAATGTAAGAGTTAGAAACAATACTGCTCTTCCTCAAAACGTAAATATTTTAGGTGGTACTTCTGACCCTTTAGGAGTTCCACCATCTCTTTTATATCAATGGGACTTGTCTGCTGAAAATTATTTTGGTAGCGTTACTGCCTCAATAGTAATTTCAAGTACTGCGAATCCAACGCCTACAACTTATACGGTTCAAGTTGATGGTTACAACATAGAATCAGTAGTTTTTGCTTTAAATACTCTTAATTTAGGGATTTTTCAATATAGCGGAGATATAGTTTATGTCGCAAATGATTTTTATATATATGGGGCTTTAACAATTATATCAACTTCTTTTATTTCGAGTTGGAACACAACAAATACTTCGGGTGGCTCAAGTGCTTCAAATCAAATACAATTACCTTTAATAAGTGGTGGTAATTATAATTTTATAGTTGATTGGGGAGATGGTTCTCAAGATACAATTACAACTTGGAATCAGGCAGAAACTTTACATACATATACTACTTCAGGCACATACAGTATTTCATTAACAGGAACTATTGAGGGTTTTGTTTTTGGGGCATCTGGCGACATATTAAAAATATTAAGTATAAGTAATTTTGGTAATATAATTTTCGGTGATAGTTTACTTGGTATATTTTCAGGTTGTACAAATTTAAGTTTAAGTTCTGTTACAGATACTCCCGATTTGAGTACAATGACAAGAGTAGATAATATGTTTGAGGATTGTACTTTTTCTTCAATTAATAATTTACAAAATTGGGACGTTTCTACAATAGTTGAATTTGAATCAATGTTTAGAAACTGCGTTAACTTTAATCAAGACATTAGTTCTTGGAATTTAACAGGTGCTAATTCATTAGCTAGAATGTTTCTTGGGGCTTCCTCTTTTAATAGCCCTTTAAACACTTGGAATGTAAGTAATGTCACTACTTTAAACAATATGTTTGGTAGCGCAAGTGTTTTTAATCAATCACTAAATTCTTGGGACGTAAGCAATGTTACTGATATGACAAATATGTTTAGGTTTGCTTCTGATTTTAATGGAAATATTAGTTCTTGGAACGTAAGTAACGTAACAAATATGAGTAGTATGTTTGAACAATGTCTTGTTTTTAATCAAAATATTGGTTCTTGGAATGTAAGCAACGTTACCACTATGAATGCAATGTTTAATGGCGCACTTTTATTTAATCAAAATATTGGTTCTTGGAATGTTACTAACGTAACAGATATGACTTTTATGTTCGCAGGTGTAACGGCGTTCAATCAAAACATTAGTACTTGGATTGTAAGTAATGTAACTACAATGAATAATATGTTTGCAGGAGCAACTACATTTAACCAAAACATTGGTGGGTGGGACGTAAGTAGTGTTACTAATATGAATGGAATGTTTGCTAACGCAACTGCTTTCAATCAAAACATAGGTTCTTGGAATATTAGTATTGTAAATAACTTTATTAATTTTATGTTAGGTAAGACAAATTTAGATTATTCTTCAGCTAATTTAGATGCAATATATAATGGTTGGAGTTTACTAACTGTTCAGCCAAACGAAACAATTAATTTCGGAACTATTAAATATACTTTAGCAGGACAGGCAGGTAAAAATGTACTGACAAGCGCACCAAAAAATTGGATAATTTTTGATGGGGGAATATGATTTGTGGAATTTATAAAATAACCTCTCCGTCAAATAAAGTTTACATAGGTCAATCTAAAGACATAAAAAAAAGATGGAGAGATTACAAACATAGTAAGAACCAAATAAGGTTAAATAGGTCTTTTGAAAAATATAGTATAGAATCCCATACTTTTGAAATATTAGAAGAATGTTGTTCAGAAGACTTAAATAAAAGAGAGAATTATTATCAAGTATATTATAATGTTTTAGGAGAAAATGGACTGAATTGCAAGATTACTGACATAAAGACAAAAAAATATATTTTTACTGAAGAATCTAAAAAAAAGATGTCAGAGGGTAGAATGGGTTCTAAAAACCATAGATTTGGAAAAAAATTAAGCCAAGAATTAAAAGATAAACTATTAGAATCTCTTAAATATAGAGTTTTCACAAAGGAATCGAAATTAAAACGCAAAATATCTATTGGAGATAAACGAAAAAATGGAGGAAACTCAAGGGCAAAAAAAGTTATATGTAAAGAAACGGGAATTATTTTTGGATGTATAAAAGAATGTGCTGAATATTTAAAAATGAATAGAAAAACATTAAATGACCAACTTTTAGGTAGGTATAAAAACAAAACAACTTTTATATTTTTATAAGAAAAAACCCCAAACTTTTACAAGAATGGGGTATTAACTTTTAAACTTAAAATTGTATTAAAAAAAATAAGCCTTTTGTCCTTTAAGTGTTATCGTTGTCGCTTACAGAAGTAACATCGGTATCAGGATTCAAATGTAAATCATTATTTTCATTTGGCAATGAATTTTCTGTTAATTTTGAAATAGTTTGATAGATGCTATTTTTTTTATTGGTTTTTTGTCTTCCTATAATAGTTCCCTGAACTACTCTAACGCTATCGTTTTCATCTAATACTAAATAACCCCCACCCTCAACATTATCGTCATAAGAAACGGCTTTTAGTAGCCTATCGTCTTCTTTAGGCATAAGTTTTGACATTTGTTTTAAAACAACCTTTTTAAGCAACCATTTTTCAGGGTCTTTTTTGTCGTTAAAATAATACTCACTCGGCGTTTCAAGTACCTCAACTATCGTTTTTATTTCCTCAAGTGTCATAACTTTAAAAACTACTTCGTCTTCAATTTTAGCACAAGCATAGATGCATTTTATATTATCACAGGTCTTAATTGAATTAAAGTTTGGGACGTGAACCATTTTAGGTTCTAAACCAAGTTCGTATTCAAAGTCGTCCTCGTTGTAAACAACTTCAGCCCAAATCTTTTTAACCTTGTCAGAGCGAAGCAAAAGAGCAACAAGTCCTTTATATCCCAAAATAGGTTTTATCTTCTCTCCGCTTATTGTAAAGAAGAATTCTCCTACTAAACTTGATGGCGAAAGATTTAGTTCAGCACAATATAAAGCAGAGGCAAAAAAAGAAGCAGGGTTCTTTAAAAAAACTTCCTGTAATCTTGTGTTGCGTTCCAACTCGTTAATAAGCATTTGCTTAAACTTTTGAGGACTTGTATTACTTCCTGCAAGTAAATCTGTAAGATTTGCTTTCTCGTACTTTTCTATTGAAGAATTGAAACTTGATATTACTCTTGTTGATAGTGTAGTCATTTTATAAGTTTTGTTGTTGTTTTTCTTGGATTTTAAAATATTCTAATCTCTTTTCTTCTAAAAATTGTATCTCAACTCCCATTCTTTGAATTTCTTCTATTATTCTCTGAAAATCAAGAAAAAGGATTCTACCTTTTATATTTTCTAAATACAGATACCTTGTAATATTCTTCTTATTCTTTCTTACAAACGCAAGTTCTTTATTTATGAATTTGATAATTAAATCAACTTCTTTATCGTAGAGGTCGTTTGTGTACTCAAATTCAGTCATATTTTTTTTAAATTTCTATATATTCAACATTCAAACTTTTGCACAATTCAACAAAATAATCAATCTCACGCTCCCCATTTTCTTTGTGCCAATAGGAAATGCTTCCGTATTCAATTCCTCTTGCGCCAAAAGATATTTCAAACTCTCTAAATCTTCTTACTCTACAAATATCTCTATATTTCCTTACATCATCATCTCTAAAGGAATAATCAACGATACAAGGTATTTCGTGACCGATACAAATTAACTCAAAAAGTTCAGTATAATTTCTCGACATTCTGTAAGGGGTTGTAAAATTCATAATTATTGTGTAAAATGATTATTATTTACTTGTACCCCACATATAATACATTTTTTTCTTGGCAGGCTTGTTGTACCATAAGCGACTTCCTGTTCCCAAACGTGATTGCATTGGCTTCTTGGGTCAATTTTTGAGTTAGCAAACATTTTTATTTTGTAATCTGTACATTCTTTGATAATTATTTCTTTTCTCTTTAAAATCACTATTGTTTTTAACTTCATTATACCAATTCTTTTTGTATGTACGGTAATTAGATTGATAATTTTCTTTTTTTCTGTATTCAGATGATTTAGTCTTTATTTTTAAAGCATATTTAGGATTTTCATATCTTTTTTTATTTTTACATCTTACACAATTTTTACAATAAGGGTATTCTATTTTTCTTTTTAATTTTGTAGAGAAATAAATTGTAAATTCATTTTCATATAAAACATTTTGACAAATTTTACATTGTTTATGACTATCTGCATTATATTCTTTAATGTTTTCAAGTGAAAAATCTGTTAAATTTTCAATTCTTACATCATTAGTTTGAAATTGTTCGTGACAAATCCAAAAACATTTTTTCAATAATTTTTCGTCTATTATTTCTAAACTTCCTTCATTAATTACATATTCAGAAATAACATCATTTTCATCAAAAAGTAAGTTTTTCTGATAATTAAAAAAACTTTTTGATTTTGAAACTAATTTAAAAAAAATATCATTCATAATAAAACGATTTGCTAACAGCGTGTTTATTCAATTGTGGCTTTGGGTTTAATTCAACGTTTAGTTTGTACTTGTATTTTTTGGTCTTAATCCGAAACTTGGTTTTGTGTTTTACCACAACTAAAATAAACACGCAAACCGTTAAGTTCAATTTGCTCAATTTTTTCGTAAACTTCAAATATTGTGTTTCTATTGGTTTCTTTGTTATATGTTATTTGTTCTCCCCCGTAAACGATAAAATTGTAAGATAACAAAACAATACCTTTGCAAGAAGTGTAAACAGAAAATATTATCCAAACCATAAGAGCGAAAGGAAGCGCAATTAATATTAAAATGTATTTCATAATTATTATTTTTTAGTTTCCTTTATTTTTTTTCTTGTCTTAAATTTTGTATTTGTAAATACAGGTTTTTATTTTCTTCTCTTAAGAAGTAATTTTCTTCTTTTTGATACGCCTCTTTTTCTTTTTCAAGAGAGCGTATTTCATTTTCCAATTTATTGTAGTATGCCTTTCTTTTTATTATATCGAAAAGTTTTCTCGATATTAAAAAAAGAATCGCCCCGTTATCACTTTCTATTTCTAAAAGAATTTTTTTTAGTCGAGTAAAATTATTTTTTGAAAAACTTAAATTTTTTAAATCTTGAATTGCTTCATCTATTTCTTCACTTCTCATATAATTATTTTTTAGTTTCAATTATTTTATTACTCGCCCCACATTTAAGACAACATATAAGAGTTGCTATGGGTTTTCCAAACTTATTAAAAAGCCTTTCAGCAACCTTAAATTTTTCGTGACTACACATTATTTACTTTGTTTCTGAAGAGAAAATTGGAATACCAAAAATCTTAACTATTTTTTTTACAGAACCAGTTGATGTAATTGTGTTAATAACACTTTCAGTTTCTTTAAGTGCTTTGTTCTCTTCTAACTGATTTGCAATAAGTTGATTAAGTTCTAAAATCTTTTCATTCTTACTATTAACCAATTCATTAATGTCAACAATTAATTTTTCCTTTTCCTTTAAATGTTTAGTTTTGACTTCGGCTTTTGTTCTATAATTACTTATAAGCTCATCGTTTTCAATAATTTTATTTTCAAGAATAGCGTTAGCCTTTACATAGTGCTTAACACTATCGTTTTTCTCAAAAACAACAGAATTAAGTTCTTTTATTTTTTGATTCAAAATTTTAATTTCTTGCTCTTTAACATTTAATCTATTTTCATAGTCCTTTTCTTTTTTATCAAATTTTGACCATTTTAATTCTTCAGATGAGTACTTTTTATTTAAGTCCTCAAGTTGTTGTTTCAAAGATGAATTTGAATCAGTTAATACTTTCATTTCTTCTGAAGTTACTAAAAAAGCAGTATCTTCAGTTTTATCTGAAATTAGAATATCTTTATTATCATCAATTTTAATTGGGAATGTAGCATCGATTGAATTGTTATTAAATGGATAATCATCAAATAACTCATCTTTTTTCATAGAACGTTTTTCTTTTAATTGTCTTGAATGTTCTAATTGAAGTTTAATGATTGCTTTAGCCATAACAAGATTAGGCTCAATACCAACCCATTTTTCTCTACCTAATTTTTTCTCAAATAATCCTTTTCTAATTAAAATCCCCCTATATTGATAAAAAGATGGGTATTTAATTAAAAATTTTGAAGAGTGAAATTTGTCTTGGTCAGATAAACTTTTAATTTCTTGAAGCATTTCCAATATGGACTGTGGAGTTTTTTGTTTCATAATGTTTGTTGTTAAGTTTCTTGATACAAATATAAAAGTATTTTGGTACTAAAAAAATAAAATCAAAGTTTTTTTTTTAAAATTAATAATATACTTCCTGTATTGGTGGTATTTCAATTCTAAAAGAGCAATTTTCTTTTATTCCGCAATCTAAACATCTTAATAGTTCGGGTTTGGCTTTAAATATTAAATCTACGGGCTTTGACAACTCTCTTTTAACATAGCTAATAGCCAAATGGTGTTGCTCAATAGTGGCTTCGTCATTAACAACCTTTATAATCTTTGCATCGTTTGGATTTGTAGAAGAAAAAACAAAGAAGTAGAAGTCAATATCTTCCAAAGGAATACCAAGTTCTAAAGACATCAAAATCTTATATTGAACAGGTTGTAACATTAGATTATGTTTTTCAGGAAGCGAGTCCAACTCCCAGCCCATTTCATTCCATCTATCATATAAAAGTCCGCTATATTTGGTATCTATTATACAATGTCTGCCATTCCATTCAGCATAAATATCTAATATACCCGTCATACCATCTTGGGTAACTACCTTTCCTGTTTCTTTAATTTCAATATCGTAATGTTTAATTATTCTTTTGAAAAACAAGGCACTATCCATAGCACGTTGAAACTTGTCGTCTAATCTTTGTTTTGGCGTATCTTTGTAAACAACTTTTGCCACAGGTATTTGACCATCACGAGGAAGACTTCCTGTTGCCATAAATTCAAAAAAATTGCCTAAATCCATTGCCTCTGATGAGGTTCTTGGGTAGTTATTGTCAATGTATTTTGCCTTTACCTGAAGACCGCAAGTTTCTCCTAACTTATACTTATTGAACTCCTTTAGGAAAGATTGTGATATGTTTATCATATTATTCGTTGTTTTTCAAATCTTTTTCTACATCTTTGACATATTTCATAAATAGTACTTTGATGTAATATTTGTCGCCGTCTTTTCTACCCGCACATATACCGTGATGTCTGCTCATACAAACATTGTATTGCTTTTGGTTTACTTCTATTGGTGTGTCGTATTTTATTTCCATATTTTATTTAATTAATCCATTCAATAGTTGGCTTACCAACATAGTCTTTATCCCAAACAAACCAAGCGTAAGCAATCATACCGCTATTTTTCATTTTTACTCCATTCTTATACAAAGTAACTCTTTTGCTAAATTGATAAACTGTTTTCAAAGGAAATTCTTTATCCTGAAACATTTCATATCTGCTATCGCTCTCTAACCAAACGGTTTTTAAAAACATAGCAATTTTACGTCTTGATTGTTTTTTTGATTTCAAAAGAAACTCAAGGGCTAATTTATAAGGGGGATTTGTAACAATGTTGTCTGCAACATAATCACTAACAAAAAAATCTTCTTGGTTTCCATAATCCCTATCAATAAGGTCGGTGCTATGAACTTGAAATCCTTTTTTAATAAATACCTCGCTTATATCTCCCTCGCCACAGGCACACTCCCAAATATTACCTATAAATAACTCTCTTTTTAAAAGTTCTTCTACTGCATAGGCAGGTGTCGGATAAAAGTCGTCTTTTTCTCTTTCTCCGTTATTTCTACTGCTTCCTACTATACTCAATGCGTTATTCATATTACAAAAGTTTAAGTTGTACGTTTAGTTTCTTTTTTGGTTTTTCTTCTTTTTTGGCTTTGGCTTTAGTTTCCTTTTTTGGCTCAACTACCTTTCCTTTCTCGTCAAAAGGTTTATCTTTCCAATGGTCGAATCTAACTTTTCCAATACCAACAAACTCGGCATTTAACTCACACCCTGAAAAATCTGTAAACCCTGCTTTGTAGCCACCGATTACTTCTGACTGAACTCCTGCGAACGGATAAACTATTTTCTGCGGATTAGGTGTTTTGAATAATTTCAAGACTCTGAACGAAAGAGAAATTGGCTTTAAGGTTGGATGGTTGTTTCTTTGAATATTGTTTCTTTCGTTACCACTACCCGTAAGCATTTTTCCCCCGTCTAAAGAACTTTGGTTTTTACCCATTTCTTTTTCATCTAATTCATCACAACCTGCGTTTCTTTCGTTTTTAGAAACCTTTGGCGCATAAACATATAAATCCATTTCGCCGTTTTCATAGTCGCATTTATGAAGTATTTTAGAGCAACCACCAACGTCACTAAAAACTCTATCTTCTTGCTCAAAATCTTTAAAACCTCCCTCGTAAAGAGTTTTACCAACCATATTTACTTTAGAATTAAAATGACCATTTGACTTGCTTACACCACTTTGCTCATCAAGTCTTTCGGCAGTACCGCTATCACAAAACGTTTGACTTGGGTATCTTCCTTGTTCGTTTGGCGGTGTAGCAATATTTAAAGCAAAATCTCCGTATTTCTGATGGTCTTTACCGTTATAGTTATCAGTTGGGTTTTTACTTGACTTGGCATCTAACATATCCTTATCGTTTTCACTCATAGGAACTCTGCCTCCGTCAATATTCCAAGCAAAACAAGCACAGGTTTCATCTCCGTTCTCATAAGCCAAAGTATCTCGCATACAAGAACCCATCTTGTAAGGTTTTTGAAAAATCATAATATTTTCTACGGTTTGCTTCAAAGGCGCAATAGAATATTTATAGCCCTCGTATTTTTTAGCGAGGTCTGTTTTAGGAGCAGTTAAATCCCATTCTTCATTAAAGTCATCGCTTTTAGCAGTATTGTTACCAAAGCCTTTTACTTTATTCATTCCTTTTCCTGCCTTTCCTTTACCTATGACTTCTGTTCTTTCAGCCTTTGCGTTCTTGTCTATGTTTAGAGATAAATCTGCACTTTTCGGAAAATTTTGAATAAAATACCAGTACATCGACTGCCTAACTTGAAATCCTGATTTAATTGCATAATATTGAAACATTGGTAATTGTCTGTCCATACCAAACATAACACAATATCCACCGTGCTTCAATGTTCTAAAACTTTCCTCAAACCATTTTTCCCAATACTCGCCTGTTGGCATTTCCCACTTGTTCATAAAGTCAGTTGCTTTTTTGTAATCAAACTTCCCATCAGGACGAATGTAAATTTCACTACCAAGAGCGTAAGGCGGGTCAGAGTAATTAATATCAAAAGCAAAGTCTTTTTGCTCTTGTAAAAATTTTAAACTATCTTTTTGTACTATCATTTTTGTTGTTGTTTTATTTTTTCGATTCTTTCGTATTCTTCTAATTCAAGCCAACCGTCAGAGGTTTTATCTTTTCCTACCCAAACCCATTCAATATTATTTCTTGTCTTTGTGGTTATACCAAACAACGGCGTTTCAATCCTTATATCATACAGGTCAGCCGTTTTCATTCTTACCTTTGATTTTATAGACAACTGAACTAACATTTGGTCAGCAGTATTTTTGTCTTCTGCTTCCATTATCAGCGGTTTATCTAAACCTCTAAAATAATATTTGTAAAATTTGGTTTTCTCCATAAAATAAAATCATTCTGTAAAAATTATTTAAGGTTATTGTGGTGTTTAAATTATCTTTATGATATTAAAAGGAGTATTTTTGTGTCAATAACATCATTATCCATAGTGTGTTGTTGTATAAAGTTTCTTGGTTTTTTTTAAAGGGAGGAGTTGTTACCTCCCTTTATACTTTTATATATATTTGTTTTAAAAGTTTGTTATGTTCTTCTAAAAGACTTATGTACTTATCTTTCCAACACACCTCAATTTCCTTTGTTTTATTAATACCTGCAATTTCATTTGAGAAATCATAATGTAAAACATTTCCTATTTCTTGTACATAATGCAAAGGGGCATTTTTTTTTCAAACAGAATATAAAGAAACCTCCTGCTTTTATTTATTCTTCTTGCCAATTCAGCAATTTTTATACCGCTTTTTTTGACTTGTGATTGAACAATGTTACCTATGTGAATAGAATCATTATTCATACGCTAAATCGTGATATTGTTTTTCATTTATAATATTAAAAACATTTGTTTTTATGCTACTTTTTGTTCAAAAGTTAGCTTTCGGACAGGTGCTATCAAGGCACTCAATATCGAATCAGGGCGAATCCACTCATTTCCGATTACTTTTCTCAAAATATTTG